CAAAAGGCTGGCAAGGTATGATAGGATCGAAAAATCCTCTGTACGGACAGACTGAAGAATTAAACAATTTTTATGGTAGAAAACATAGCCAAGAAACCATCCAGTTATACAAAGAACAAAAAGCAGGCGGAAACAATCCAAGAGCAAAGAAGATTACAACTCCGTATGGACAATTTACTAATGTCAAAGAAGCAGGAAAAGTATTAAAAATGCATCTATCAACATTAAGAAAATTACTCAATAATAGTGAAAATGGCTATCACTGGGGTTGGAAATAAATTCTAAATATAGTATAATACATAATTAAAATAGTGGACTCAGACGCTCATCCCACTCAAAATACTCTGCGTGTCATTGTTAACAGGAGACATAACAATGGCAAAATTTTACTCAACAAAAACATACGGCAATGACCGAGGCTTATCATGCTGTTTTAGACAATGGCGTGCCACACATAGCCACTGTTCAACACTTCACGGATACTCAATCGGTATCAAACTAATCTTTGAATGTGATACACTGGATGACAAAAACTGGTGTATGGACTTTGGCGGTCTCAAAGCATTTAAAGCCTGGGCAGACTATATGTTTGATCACACTTTGGTTATTGCCGAAGACGATCCACAGTTGGAATTTTTCAAACAGATGGCTTTAATCGATACTAATTGGACTTTGCCTGAAGCAGGTCCAAATGAAATGCAAGTTAATAGAGACAATTTTGAGCCGTACCAAAGAGGATCACTTTGCGATCTACGCATTGTACCCGGAGTTGGCTGTGAAATGTTTGCCAAAATGTGCTATGAAAAAATGGCAGACTTGTTAGTAAACGGCAATCAACGTTATCCGATTAACCCAACAGTAAGAGTTAAATCAGTTGAAGTATTTGAACACGGTGCTAATTCGGCTACGTACGAAGGCTAATTATTTTTGGCGCCTTTGGGCCAAAGCATTAGGAGAGAAAACGGGCAAAACGGATGAAGAATCAGACCGAATTGCTTGCATTCGTACTGTAATTGTGTTAATATACATTATCACAAATTTTTTTATAATCGCAGGCGTCATAAGGCATTGGTAATGAAACGAATAGGCTTCGCATGTAAATGGATTGACCATCCTCATCAGGTTAACGGTATTGGTCTAAAAGACGATGCTAAACAATACAACACAGGCACAACTACTATCTCTTGGTTAAACAGACAATCGAGAGATGTAGCGGAGCAGAAACTATGGGACCTAATGGTAGGCAATATCGAAGCAACAAGGAAATTGGTTGAACGTGTCAGCCAACTTGATGCTCCTCTTAGGATGGTTCGGATTAGCAGTGACATTCTCCCTGCTTATACTCACGCTGACTTTGCTGATTATTGGCGTCAACCTGACGTTGTATCATACTGCGAAACCCACTTTAAGAGAGTGGGCGATATTGCTCGCAACAGCAATATTCGGCTTAGCATGCATCCTGGGCAGTTTACAGTTCTGGCAAGTGATAACCCAGGCATTGTCGAACGTTCGATCGCAGAATTCGAGTATCACACAGACATGGCCAGATACATGGGCTACGGACAAAAGTTCCAAGACTTCAAGATCAATGTCCACATCTCGGGCAAACAAGGTCCCCAAGGCATTAGAAATGCCTACAACAGATTAAGTCCGGAGGCACGTAATTGTATTACAATCGAAAACGAAGAAAACTCATGGGGGTTAAATGACTGTCTCACTCTTACAGATACTATTCCTATCGTCCTTGATATACATCATCATTGGATACGTGAGGGAGAGCACATACAACCTGGAGACGACCGCGTCAAGCGAGTTGTGGACTCTTGGCGGGGTCTTCGCCCTACTATGCACTATAGCATATCTCGAGAAGATTATCTAATCAATCATTCCACGGATGTTCCGCCCGATTACGAACTGTTATTGGCCGAGGGTTACAAAAAGCAAAAGCTCAGAGCACATTCAGACTTTTACTGGAATACAGCTACGAATGAATGGGCACTGAGCTTTCTAAACTCACACGATATCATGGCGGAGAGTAAAGGCAAGAATCTTGCCAGCTTTGCTCTTTACGAGCAAGCTAAAATACTTACTCTGCTTTAGGCTTCTTAGGAGCACGTGGCTTTTTAACAGCTGGTGCTTTCTTAGCCGCTGGCGCTTTTTTAACCTTAGGTCCTTTAGCTGGCACTGGTGCTGGAATAGATTCCAACATTGCACGAGTAACATCGTCAGCAACTGGTGTTACTGGTGTTTCTACCTTGTAAGGCGCTTGGGCTTCTACAGTTTTAGGTTTTAACGCAAACCATTTTTTTAGTAGTTCTTTCATAGTATTTCTCCTGTAGAGTATTTATGAATAAATATCATTATGTACAACTTTATTAAGCATATCACGCTAAACGAGGGTAAGACGCCTAAAACTTTAGAACAATTTCCGTTGCCCTATGCAAGGGACGATTTGGAACCCAGCATTAGCGAAGATACTATAGATTACCATTATGGTAAGTTATATAAAGCCTATGTTACAAGATTTAACAATGGCGAGGGCGATGCCGACTTTAATGAAGCAGGTGCGTTTTTGCACGATATATTGTTCAGACAGTATCAGAAACCCATGAGTTCTAACAATCCTGAACACATTGCTGAAAACTTTATCAACAAACACTTTCAAACATTTGATCGTTTTAAAGATGCTTTTGAAAAAGAAGCAATGAAAATACAAGGTTCAGGTTGGGTTTACTTAGCCCGTGATGGTTCAATCAAAACTATCAAAAATCATGAGATTCGTATGGATATCATATTGCTGGTGGACTGGTGGGAACACGCATTTCAATTCGATTACCTTGCCGATAAAAAAGGCTACTTACGCAATCAATGGCGTATTATCAATTGGAACCTCATTGGTTCTAGAATTGGTCGAGTGTCTTAAGACTACTCACTGGCATATCCCAAACTCTACGGCTTTCAACGCCCTTTTCTTGGGCAAACTTTTTAGCGTCACAATTACCACACACATGATAGTAATTGTTGTTTAGGCGATTGGGATCCATCTTCCCCTTATCCCGTTTGAACACCCCTTGACAAGCATCGCATCGAAACAGCACCACAGTCTTATTACGGCTGTAGGTATGGTGCTTACCACGTTTGCTGGTACGCACATATTGTGTTTGCACGAATTCTGTTCCTAAGTACATAAGTGTATTTACGTGTTTACATTAAGGTTATAAAATGCTTTTGATAAATATCATATACAGGGGAAAAGTGTGATTACAATTACAGAATCAGCAAAAACCAAGATCAAAGATTTGTTATATGAAGAAGGAAATCCTCAGCTATCACTACGTACATTTGTACAAGGCGGCGGCTGTAGCGGTTTTAGTTATGGGTTCACGTTCGACGAGATAAAGAACGAAGACGATTTTGAAATCCCTATAGACGAATTTAAAGTACTCGTGGACAGTATGAGTATGACATACCTCACAGGTGCAGAAATAGATTATAAAGAAGATTTAATGGGTAGTAGTTTTAGCATAAAGAATCCTAATGCAACAACAACATGCGGCTGCGGTAGTAGCTTTGGAGTTTAATACAAATGGCACAAAAGAAAATTGACATTGGCGTACAAGGTAATGACGGTACAGGCGACAGTATTCGTACGTCGTTCCAAAAAGTAAACGATAACTTTAGCGAATTATACGCTATTTTTGGTGGCGGTGGAACTATTCGTTTTACTAACTTAGCTGATGCTCCAGCTAGCTACAAAGCCAATCAAATTATCATGGCAGCTACTACGGGCGGAGGTCTTACAGCAAGAGATATTGTTGTTGGTGCACCTGCTATACAATTCAGTATTGACGCAACTAGTGATAATACCAAACTTATAATTCATCCACCAACATCTAGTCTTAGTACAGATCAGAATCCAACATTGGGTGGAAATTTAAATGCTCAAGGTGCATATTCTGTTGTAAATTTAGCAGATCCTAGTGAAGCACTGGTACAGGCGTTTAACAACAATAATTACAATAAAACTAACAACATTACTACAACTCTTGCAAGTCTAGCAGTAACTAAAGGATATGCTGATGCTAACTATTTAAAAGTTAGCAAAGGACAAATTACCAGTGCATTAAATGTACGTACACAGCCATTAACCCCACAAGTAGGTGTAACAGGCTACGATCCAACATTAACTGGTAACTACCTAAGCACTGAAGCAATGCAACGTAAAGATGTAGTATACCGCGGCGGTGACACAATGACTGGTGCTTTGAATCTAAGCGATCATCCATCTCCACTAGCAGGAGAAGGAATAGTAAACGATCCGGAAGATTTACAAGCTGCAACAAAATA